GTACCACAGGATTTGCGTTAGCTTTAGTAATCGACCGTGGATCGTGGTTATAGAATCTTAGTTTAAACTAACAATTAACCGGTACAAATGGTACACCTTCCACGAAACCCTGCTAACGCGGGGCTTACAGGTGTACCACCTGCTTTTTCTTCGTGGTACACCCAAACGTGGATCTGTAAACAAATCAATAACTTAGGGTGTACCACGGTGTACCACAAACGCGTCTTACCAGCCGCGTTTTATCAATCTAGTTCAATTAAGTGTAATTAATGGAGAAATATTATGAATGAATTAATGAAACATTTGGATGAAATGAAGACTATAAGTAAATTTACAGAGTCTGATTTGGAAATCCAATGCAAAATTAATGAAGAGTTAGCTCGTATGAAAGCTAGCTCAAATACAAATAGGTAGTCAATTACGGTATCTATTTACAGGTTGCATTTATGAAGGTAAATGCGTTTTATAAATCACTTTACTATATATAGGAGTTATTATGAGTGAATATTTTGACCCAAGCGAACAAGAATCGAAAGAACTTGTTCCTGAAGTTAAATCTAAAATGAGTGACTACACAGAAGACACCATTGCAGATTCTGAAGGTGCAGAACAACGTTCTGTGAAAGCATCAATCAGTCTACCTGATTTTTTCCATGTCAACTACAGGCTAGATGACACTGGTAACCCAACATTCAAAGATGATGTGGTTGCTAAAATCATGGCTATTTTTGACCAAAAGGTTGGTACTCAACCAACTTTTGAAGAAAAAGAAGGTCATGCACCAGTAGATGAGCAGATAGTCAAGTTTGAAGAATCAGTTAACAACATTGTTGTTGGCTTTCAAGAACTGACTATTGTTGACCCACAGTCAACTGGCTTGTCTTTCTTGCAACTATGCACCAGAACATGGGCAGAATTTGCAAGCATCTCTTACGATTATCAAACAGCTATGGCTAAAGCAGGCGATGAAATCCCTGACTGGTTGCTCGAGCGTGAACAAAAGATGTTTGACCTTGGTCGTAAGGCAAGAATGATGTCTATGGCTCTTTCAGACCTTGACCATTCCTTTGGCTTGAAAGAAGTTTCAATTCAAAGAAACAGAGTTCAATCAGCAGTTGAGCAAAGATTGCAAAGACTTGCTGAATGGAACTTCAAACAGTATGCAGATACTTCTGGTAAAACAGCACTAAAACTTAATGGTGCAACCAAAGAGCATATGCAAACTATGTTTGATAACGCGTAAGCGTACAAAGTCCTACCGAGTTAATGTTTCGATTACTTGGTAGGCACAGAATTCGGCCCAATTTTCCCAATCAAGTCGAAGTTTAAGTAGCGGGCCGAGTAGGTTCAAAATAAACCTTTTCATAACTACTTAGACTTCGCATTAATACAGGAGAAGATATGCATCGTAGTAATCTACCAAGACCTTTTTCTAAAGGCGCAAGAACTGGCGACCGCAAGGTTGTTTCATCAACTATAGTCAATGGTAAGACTGTGCAACAACAAGTTGTTTACTGTGCTAACGGCCAGTCAATTACCCGACACGAAAAGAAATAGTTTTTTTGTGTGTGCGTGCTCGTACAAACACGCCTCCGGCCGCCTTTAGGCACCGCACTTCGTGCGTGCCGTCGGCCCGCCTACGGCGATTTGTACCTTCGCTCGCTCGTGGACCGTGGGCCCTGCAAAAAATACGCCGAAGCAACCGGCGTATCTTTTTGCTGGACTTGTGCGACAAGTTAGTAAATCAAATTAAATAAAATCTATTCGCTCGTGCGAGCTTTTACCTCGCACGTTCGCGGAGAGTATGTATATGTAGGAGTAAAATCATGTCATTTTTACAAAAATTATTACCTAGTAAGTTGGGTATATTTAATAAATTAGGAGCTATTATGGCTACAAGAATGTTTAGAGCTACTTTTGTAGATTCTTTTTCACATAATACTATTGTGGTGGAGTTTGAAGCTCCATTTCCAGTAGATGAGCAAGTTGATTATAAGAAACTTGCGACCCAAAGGTTGGGCGAAATGATACGAAAAGACTTAGTCAAGATTCGTGATATTGAGCCCATTGAAATATAACTATTTGATAAGAGGAGTACTATGTCAGATACAACAACTATGCAGACTGTTACAGCAACAGATCTCAAACAGGAGATACGCGATAACATGCGTATCGGACTTAACACTATGATCTGGGGCGGACCTGGTATTGGTAAATCCGAGATACCACAGCAAGTGGCTAATGAACTCGAGATACCATTACTAGATTTTCGTGCCAATCTATTCGACCCTGTCGATGTTCGTGGTATACCACGAGTGGTTGATAATGAAACCTATGGTGCAATGACATCATGGGCTCCACCAGATATCTTTCCTACCGAAGAAACGCACGGCCCCCGTGGTTTGTTTATGATTGACGAACTACCAACAGCACCACCTGCTACACAGAATGCGTTTCTACAACTTCTACTAACTCGTCAGGTTGGTAACTACAAAATGCCTGACGGTTGGTCATGTCTTGCCGCTGGTAATCGTCTAACTGACGGTGCCTCGGTTTACCAAATGCCCTCACCTGTAAGAAACAGACTGATGCATTACGAACTCGAACCTAGCTTGGATGCTTGGTGCGAGTGGGCAATAAAGAATGAAGTAAATACTACTTTAGTTTCTTTTATGCGTTATCGTCCTAACCTTTTGTACAGTTTCAAAGCTGATGAGTATGCTTTCCCTACTCCTCGAAGCTGGTCATTCGTCGACAAGCGTTTGCGACTAACAAAAAACATGGATGATTCAAGATTATTCTTTGGTATTGCTGGTGCTGTAGGCACTGGTCCTGCTGGAGAGTTTCTTGCGTTTGCAAAAATTGCAGACAAGTTACCAGATATTGATAACTTGATTGCTAATCCTAGTTCATACATGCCATCGGAGGATCCGGCAGTATTGTATGCACTTACAGGTGCAGTGGCTTCTAGAGCGGAACAATCCAAACTAGAAAACATTATGAAACTTGGTAAGAAGATACCTACTGAGTTTCAGGTTGTTTTGGTCAAAAGCATTCTTGCAATTGACAAAGCATTATTTAATCAACCTACAATACAAAGCTGGATTTCAGATAATTCAGATGTTGTACTGTAACAACGGAGAAAATTATGGCTACAGTTCGTATGTCAAACAAGCTCACAGTAGATCTCTGCAAAGAGTATGAAAAGAGCTACCAAAACACTAAACCAAAACCAGAGTACCCTGCGTCTCTAGGCGATGCTATCTATGACACTCATGTCAAACCTATTATTGACAGAATCAAAGAAGCTTCAAAGCTTGATAATGTAGAGTTCTTTGACCTTAGTCAAAACAGTGACGATTCATTCTTTATTAACGATAATGAATTGACCGTACAGTTTGAAACAAAGTGCTATGATCAAAGAGAAAGACCATCTGGTTATGAAGATTTGCCTTGGGAATTGCAAAACTTGGTTAAAGAGTATGAGTGTGTAATTGATACACCAGAATTGCACAATGCAAACATGCCTCTTTCGGTAGAGCAACCATTGATAAAAGGTAGTTCTTATCGAAGTCAATTGGCGTTTAATCTTTACAAAGCACCTCAAGACGAAGCGGTTATTAAAGCTCTTGAAATATCTAAAGAGCGACACATGTACGACATCAACAAATCAAATGAAGTTGCTAAGTTTGCTAAGATGTTGCTTCGTTTTCAAACGCTTAATCAAGCATTGAAAGCATGGCCTGGCGGTGCTTTGGCAGCCATGGTGCAAAAAGTTGACCCAGATAAAATGGTAACTATTCACAAGAAAACAGAGCGTAAAGCAAAAGCACAGCAAGACAAAGGTTTTGTCGAGCAACATGCTGGCGATTTCAACGCTGTGATTCTTGGTTCAACATTACTAGGAGATAATGACTAATGGAAGATATTAAAACAGCTTTTACTCGAGCTCGTTCTACGTTGTTGATAATGCAACCGTTCTTCGGTACTCTCTGCCTTCGATTGGGGGCAGAGTTTACCGAAGACATTCCAACAGCGGGAACGAACGGCGAAAAGCTACTAATCAATCCCACATTCTTTCTCAAGTGTACAGCTGAACAAAGAGTTGGTTTGCTTGCCCACGAAGTTATGCATTGTGTTTACATGCATGTACTGCGTCTTGGCGAGCGTGACCCGTTTCTTTGGAACGTCGCTGGCGATTATGTAATTAATTTAGTCGTCACTGACTCTGGCATGATATTGCCCGAAGGTGGACTGCTTGATGAAAAGTATCGTGATATGACTGCCGATGAGATTTACATCACTCTGCAACAAAATGGTGGTGCAGAAGCATTGTCTGGATTGTCTGACTTTGACGGTACTTGTGTTCAACCTAATCCATCTTTGACAGACAGCGGTGCACAAAGTAAACACGAAGCAGATATGCGAGTTGCAGTACAACAAGCCGCTGAGTCTGCTAAAGCACAAGGTAAACTACCCGGTAGCTTGTCTAAGCTAGTTGATGAGATTGTGTCACCACAAGTTAATTGGAAACAAAAGCTTGCAAGATTCTTGAGAAGTAACAACAAATCAGATTACAGTTGGCAAAAACCTAATCGTAGGTTCGTTGCTAATGGCTTGTATCTGCCTAGTTTGTATTCACCATGTATCGAAGAGATTGGTGTCATCGTTGACACTTCTGGTTCTCGTACTGATGAAGAGCTCAATCAAGATCTAGGCGAGATATCTTCTATGTTGGTTGATGCTAATGTAGAAAATATACATTTCATGCAAGCAGATACGGATGTGACTGACGAGCAGACATTCACTCGTGAATCAATGCCTTTGAAAGTCACAATGCAAGGTCGGGGTGGTACAAGGTTTGGACCAGCTGTTGCAGAAATGGCAGAGAAATATCCAAGTGTCTCTTGTCTTATTTATCTTACAGATTTAGAGTCAAATGACTTTGGAACTAAACCACACTTTCCAGTTGTTTGGATAACTAATTCAGCTACGGAGGCGCCCTATGGCGAAATTATCGAAGTCAATTAAACACATACAAAAGTATGTAAAAAACGGAGTTCTAATACTTCTTGGCACACTTGCAGTTGCTATCGTATTACAACATATTTTAACTTTCATGCTACTAGCTTTACTACTAGCTAGCATGATGTATTTATCAATGAGGTTTAACTATGCCTAGTATATTATCAAGTATTACCACAGCTTTGTGGATACTTATCGAACTAATTCAATTCGGCTATATGGCTTATATTATGTGGAGGCAACGCAACAATGCTAACTATAGGAATATTCAGCGCGCTCGGTCTGCTTTTGCTAGCGCTTAAAGCTGGTGGTCGTAAGACTATTGGACATGACATCTTTGCTGATGTACTAATTACTGCAACTCTTATGATTGCATTCTATGGTACTTACAGTGGTATGACTGCTGCTATGGTTGGCGGTCTTACTGCTTCTCTTGTATTATTTCTTATGCGTAAGACTATGGTACATGAGAAACTAAAGCTTGAGTCTGTAAACAAAAAAGCTCTTGGTTTTAACTTTGCTGTGCCAAAGTTAAAATGGGAAACACAACAACCAGACTGGCGTAAGCACAATCAATACTCAGACGATCAAGGTTTGTAATGTTGAGCAATAATAATAGCCATCGAGTAAAAGTAAAAACGAGGAAAAAAATGAGGTTAAAAGAGAAAGCATTAGAGTGGAAAGAATGGCATGGTACATGGCTTGAATCAGCTATGAACAACTATTTTGATTACATCAGTGTAGCTTCTATTAAATCACAAATACTTTCTTGTATTCTTGAAGACGATGCAGATAAAGACGAAGTTGTTTCTCTTTTGTTTCATGAACAGTTTAAAGATTATTTAAAAAGTAGGGCTATTACAGATAAACAGAATATGTATAACAGTTCTAATACTGTACCTACACCCGCAGTTATTGATACAATGTTCGAATTGGACATACCAATAGTTGAGGAAATGTATGAAACATTTTGCGAACATTACGGAATATAAAGAATTTGCTCTTCGTATGTACAAGAAGAATTGCTCTGAACGACGTGCCTATGGCATGGAAGTTCATCCTACTTTTCAAGCGTACGAAGAGTCCAACCGTAATTTCTTGAAAAAGAAATATCGTAACAGTTAGTTGATACAACCACCTGTGGAGCCAAGTGCGGCTAGAGGTCCGACAGCGTATACGTTCTCCTAACAATCAATGCAAGATAAGTCGTTAGATTGATGTAACTGCTATAAGTAGTTAATATACATCCGACAAAACTTTAAGTTTATACTTATGATTCTAACCGGGTCAGATACCAAGCTAACTGTTACGATCAAATTAAGGAGTAATTATGGACAATGTAAACCAACCCCCACACTACAACACTGGAGATATCGAGTGCATACAAGCTATTCAAGCCTCTATGACCACCCGACAATTCCAAGGCTACTTGAAAGGTAACATCATAAAATACATATGGCGTTATGAATACAAGAACCAACAAGAAGACTTGCAAAAAGCCCAATGGTATTTAGCAAGACTACTTGAAACTTATAACCATGAAGGAGAAAATCATGAGCAAAAATCATCACCGATATAACAATGCAACTTCAAGATGGTGTGATGCAAACAGCGTACCGTATCAAAGAAACGGTTTTTTGTTTGGCCCTACTACTGTTGAAGATCAAGTAACAGGTAATACTTTTCACACCTTAGAAGGTGTTATGGAATTACCTGAAGGTGTAAAACCAGAACAAATATTTAACGAAGGTGACTGGTTAGTAGCTGAATACCAACAAGGGTACATTCGTTGTAAAGTTACTGGCTTTTCACCGCGTGCTGGTAATCTTATTGTTGATCGTTTTTACAACGATGCATGGAGGCAAGTAATACCTGACATACCTCGTTCGGGTTTTATATATAACATTCAAAATGTACGAAAAAGCGGTAACCCTTGGGGCTACGGTACAGGACGTTGGCTTAGTGCTTCTACAAAACCGGTAGTTGATGCCCAACATTCAGGACACACTGTAAAATCATGGGCCTGGTTTGCCATACCAAAAGAATCTATGTTTAAACTTAACTTATTAGGAGTAAAAATATGAATATATTTGCTGTAAATGACGATCCAAGACTAGCGGCATTAGAACTGCCAGATAAACTTGTACCAAAAATGATTGTGGAATCTGCACAAATGCTATCGACTGCACATCGCGTGCTTGATGGCGATGCAGGAGCAGATGCTAAACTTTTATACAAAAAAGCATACGAGAATCACCCTTCAACTATATGGGTACGAAAAGATGCAATGAACTATTGGTGGTTGTGGATGCATGCACTAACACTTTGTGAAGAATACAAATGGCGATTTACAGATGAAACTGGTATTGCTGCTCATAAAACAGAAACTGTAATACATGCTTTACAAGAGTTGCCACTCAACATTCCAGCTGAGAAAGAAACTAATTGGGAAGTATTGCAAGATTTACCTTTATGTATGCCTGATCAATACAAACACAAACAAGGTAGTGGTCATAAGATATATATTATGGAATCTTATCAACAATTTGTTACTCAAGACAAACCTTACATGGAGGATGTGTTCAAAGCTTATACTCGTGCAATACAAAAGAAAGAACACTACAAAGATCACCACGGTAATTCGTCTGGAATAAATTATCCACCACAATGGGTAACTAAAAATGCTACACCTGAACAAAGAAAACATATTGATTTACACAAACTAATGAATCCGGAGACTACAATATGAACCTAAGAAATTTATTTTATATACAACTTTTTATTATTGTATCTATGTGTACAGCATGTTACATGTCTGGCATACAGTACACTTTTGAAGTGGAGTTAATATGACAATAAGTAAACCAAATGGAAAACTTACACCTGAACACTTACAACGCATTCGCATTGCGTTAAAACGTAAAGGTAAAATATGATAACAACTATTTCAGAAGCCTACAGAATTCTTGAACGTCTTGTAGACGAACTTGAAGATGATTGGACTGATACTGGAGACGACCAAAAACTTTTAGAAGCTAATAAAAAAATACAAAGGTATAAAGCAGCTTTAGAAATTATTAAAAACCGAATATGAAAACCAATATATCAATTGAACTAACGAACGACGAACGAATGAACCTTGGACAAAAGTTCTATAACAAAAAACAAATGATAACTCGTGCCGACCTTAACTCTATAGTTAAGAAATTTATAGGTGATGTTATCGAAGCCACACCCCCCACCCCCAAACAGGTTAATGAAGACCCTTTGCTTAGCAAAGATTGGTCTAGTCTAACCCAATTAAAAAACTACTTGGAAAAAGAAGGTCAAGTAGAAATATTAGAGTTCAATGGTTTTGAACTTATTGTGCAGGACAGTGAGTGTATACACATATACACCCTGGGCGATCAATTGTACAAAAAGAAAAAGGGCCTACCAAAGTAAGCCCTTTTTACACTTTCATTGATACTAGGAGAAAATCAACTCCTAATAGTCTAAGTTATGTTTATGCTATTGTCTAGCTAAAATAACCTATAACTGTAATTGTACCAGCAGCACCTGTAGCAGGAGCGACTTGTACATGAATATCAATAGTATCGTCTGCAGTAAACTCAACTGGTTCACTTGCGTCATCATCTGCACTTAGTGCACTGTAAAGCTCGATACCACCAGCTTGACCAATAGTTGAACCGTCTTTAATTGCAGCAGAGTTGGCACCAGTAGCAGACGTGCTGTTACCGTAACCAATATCTAGTACAACAGCCGGCGAACCGTTTGTGTCAATATCAGTAGATACTACTCTTAACGCGTGCAAAGTTTCCCCTGCGTATACGTTTAAAGTTTGTATTACATCGTTTAATGCTAAGACAGGAGTAGTAATAGTAGCTTTCCTTGTGAACATTTGTCCTTCAGGGAAACCTTTAAAAGCTGAATTGCTTTCAACGTTACCACTCTTTCTTAAAGTAGCTATAGTAGCCATATAATCACCTTTAATATTAAAGTTATATTTACGTATCACTTGCAAGTGTGATACCCTTAATTTTCAAACATAAAGCATTTAGGATAAATGTCAACAGTCTAGGAGGACTAATATGTCAACATATGTAATGGTAAAACGGAATACTAAAAGTCCGTATACCTACCCCGATGAACACGCCCCGTTTACACAGTATAAAAAAGTAAGATTGTCAGTCGCTTTTAACATGGTCAATTCCCGCATAGGTTGGGAACGTGCCAAAAAAGGAGATTATGAGTATTGGCAAAAATTAATGATACAACAAAGGAGATCTACATGAATGTAATTACACTCGACTTCGAAACTTATTACGATACAGAACACAGCCTGGCACATCTCAGTGCTGTGCAGTACGTACACTCACCCCTGTTTAAAGTGTGGGGAGTTGGTATAAAAATGAATGATGAGCCTACCGAATGGTTTGGAGCTGAGGAATGTGCAGACGCAATCAAAGCTATACAATGGGATGGCGCTGCAGTCGTGTGTCACAACACTCTGTTTGACGCATACATACTTACCCAGTATTACAAAGTGTATCCTAAATACTACTACGACACAGCAGCCATGGCCCGTGGACTTGCACCCAATGAAAGCGCTTCGTTAAAAAATACTTGCGAACGTATATTCCCTAACGACAAAACAATGCGTAAAGGCGACGAACTTGTAAATGCAAAAGGTATCTTTGACTTACCACCAGATGTGGAAGACCAAATAGCTGGTTATTGTATACAAGATGTTGATCTAACTTATGCATTGTACAACGTTATGCAGCCTAATTACCCACAATCAGAACTTGACCTTATAAATCTAACTTGTCGTATGTATGTAGAACCAAAAATATTTCTTAATCGTACATTACTTCAGGCCCATAAAGATGACATTGTCGCAAATACTGCACAACTCATACAGGACTCCGGGCTTACACGTGCACAACTAGCGTCTCAAAAACAATTTGCAGAATATCTCGAGTCAATCAATATCACCGTGCCAACCAAAAAATCCCAGCGAACTGGAAAAATGATTCCTGCGTTTAGTAAGACAGATAAAGCTTATACTCAAATGTGTATTATGTATCCACAGTACAAACACATCTGGGATGCAAGAGAAGCTGTAAAGTCACGTATTGAAGAAACACGTGCACAAAGGCTGCTAGACGGATGTAATCCCGACGGAACTCTTTCCGTGCCATTACGATATTATGCAGCACATACTGGCAGGTTCGGTGGTACAGAAAAGATAAACCTACAAAACTTACCTCGCGGTTCTAAACTTCGTAATGCATTACAAGCTGGGCCGGATCAGATGTTGTACATTGCAGATTTATCTAACATAGAAGCTCGTATGCTTGCTTGGCTTGCAAAAGAAGAAGATTTACTTAATTCATTTGCAGCAGGAGAAGATGTGTATAGCAACTTTGCGTCACAGATTTATAACCGACCCATTACAAAAGAAAACAAACTCGAAAGATATGTTGGTAAAACAGCAATACTTGGTCTTGGTTATGGTATGGGAGCTAACAAATATCAAGCAATACTTGCACAAGGTTCACCAGCTGTTGATGTTACACAACAAACGGCCTTAGGAATTGTATCGCAGTACCGAGCAATGTATCCAAACATTCCCCAGCTATGGAGTATAGGTAAACAATTAATGTTCTACATGTTAGATAGGACAGACTCAAATTACTCCTATGGACCGTTGTCCGTAGCTAGTAACGCATTAAAATTACCCAATGGTATGTACCTACAATATCCACACCTGCGATATAACAATGGCGAATTTGTTTATGATTCAGGACGCAATGGTATTACACGCACGCACGGCCCGCGACTTGTAGAGAATATCGTACAAGCCCTAGCTCGTATAGTTATTACTGACCAAATGCTTGCTATACAAAACCTTCCTGGGATCTCAGTTGTATTAACCGTACATGATGAAATCATTGCTCTTGGCTCAGATAAACATGCTAATGAGACATTAGCAACAATAATGGCTATAATGAAGCAACCACCAGATTGGTGTACAGAACTCCCTCTAGATGCAGAAGGAGCGTACAGCAAAATATATAATAAGTGAGGTCATTATGGAAACATTATTAGTAATAATATTAGTAGTAGTTCTTAGTAAAGTATTACTCAAAGCTTTATGTCCTTATCAGAACAAAGCGTTAGACGATAAATTAAAACAATATTGGAAAGACCTTAAAAACTACTTTGAAAAGTGAGCAATCTAGTACTTAGTCGCCGTAAAAAAGAAAGTATTGTTATACATATCCCGGAGCTGGGAGAAGTTATCTGTACGTTTACAATTACAAACTTAGGACCTAAACAAGTAAAGCTTGCATTCGATGCAGAACCATATGTTAAGATAGATAGAAAAGAAATTTTTGATACACAGGAGTAAAAATCATGGAGATAATCTTTCTCAAAGCTAAACACAAGCTTGTCAAAGAAATAACAACTGACGAAACAAAACCCTACCCACTGGTAAAAAACTTTACCTCTGAGCATTACAATATAGAACCTAATCAAGAAGGCTTTGATAAGTTCTATGAGTTATTACAAACCCACGCAGCTGCAGGTCATGCACTGCACAAAGGTGATTTAAAGAAAAAACTAAAGAATGAATCACGTGCACTAATGACTGATCGTGCTGCAAGTACACAGTTATTAGTATTAGATTTAGACGGCATTACATTCCCTGGTGCTAAAAGTAAGTACAATACTTATGATATACAGAATCTTGCTGAAGCTTTTGTGCAATATTTACCATCAGAGTTTAGTAACGTAAGTTATATTGCACAAGCATCCGCGTCCCTAGGAATAAAAAGTAACAAAATCTCAATGCATTTGTTCTTTTTACTTAACCATACTGTACAACCTCGGGCCCTAAAAGAATGGTTTCGTACACTTAATTATGAAATAGATATACTTGCTGACCAACTTGTATTGTCTGCTAATGGACAAAGTATTTCTTATCCACTAGATGTAAGCTTAGCTGATAACTCTAAACTTATTTATATAGGTACTCCTAAATTTACAGGTGTACAAGACCCAGTTACTGGAGATAGGTTTGTAAAAATAGACCGTGGTTCACCAACCTTAGACATAAGTAATTTAATACGAGATGTAAATCCTGAAAAAGTACATAGTTTATCTACACAAATAAAAGATGGCTTACGTAAGAAAGCAGGGCTTGTTAAGAAAAACGAAAAGATATCTACAGTAAATGTAAACGGAGTATCTGAACAAGTACTTCAAAATCCTGATCGTATGAGTATAGAAATATGTCGTATATCAGAACCTTACGTTAACTGTAACATCAACGGAGGCGACAGCGGAGCGTATTACTTTATTCTCACTAACCCTCACTATATGTATAATTTCAAAGGTGAACCTATATTTGAAATTGAAAAAGCTGACCCAGAGTTTTATCAAACTATTTTCGATAAATACGCTGATAAAATTGATGGAACTAAAAACGTCAAACCTATTGTTCTTCGTGATTTTTATACTGATACTTACTTTAACGGAGTATTTGATAATACTAAATCTCAGTTTACTGATGATTACCCATTAACACCTACACAAAAAACGTCTCTAGAAGGTTTTATGCGTACCCACAACCGACCAATGCCTGACTATATACCAGATGCACAAGTTGTGTTTGATCCAGCATCAGAAAAAGGTATACAAATGGAAACGGCCCCCTACCATGTCAACCTATACAGAAGATCCGGCTACATGTTAGGTGCATCTACTGAAGTACCTGAGCTTACTTATGGCACTGCAGCATCGATGTACAAATACATACCTAATACATTAACCTTAATGCAACACATACTTGGAGGAGGTAAAACTGAACTTGAACATTTTGTTAATTGGCTTGCTTATATTTATCAAAACAAACGTAAAACAATGACTGCATGGATATTTACAGGCGTTCCCGGTACTGGTAAAGGTTTGTTTATACACAAAGTACTTAAACCTTTGTTTGGTGAGCAACAAGTGCCAATGCGTTCTTTAGAAAACATAGAAGAACAATTTAACTTATACATGCGTACAGCCCTGTTTCTTGTAGTAGATGAGTTTCGTATGGGTGATTCAGGTAACACAGGCAGGATGGCTGACAAACTTAAACACCAAGTTACAGAACCAACTCTTACTATACGTGCGATGCGTACTAACCAAATAGAATTACCTAGCTTTTGTAACTTTATCTTTCTTACTAACCGAGCTGATGCAGTTAAAATAGAAGAAGGCGACAGGCGTTACAATGTAGCCCCCAGGCAAGAAAGTAAGTTAGAAGATGCTTATCCTAACTTCATTGGTATGCTAGCAGATGTACAAGCAGAACTATTCGCTTTTGCAGGACTTCTACAAAAGTTTCAAGTAGATGAGCGTATGGCTCATACAGCATTAGAAAATGATGCTAAGAAAGAAATGAAACAAGTATCTATGTCTGTACTAGAAGAATTTGCAACTGCAATTAAACAAAACAATTTAGAATACTTTGTAGAAATACTAGATATACCACTTACAAATACTTTTGACGCCGGTGGAATAAGTACAGCTCAAAGGTATATTAAAGACTGGGTTAGTAAAGCAGGCACTGAGCTTGTTATACCTATGCAGCATTTTAAACTAGTGTATGATGTTCTTACAGATAATAGAAAAGCACTAGCTATACGAGATTTTACAAAAGCAATGAGTCGACTAAATGTCACTACCACACGTAAACGTGTCGGCACTGGTAAATCCAGTTCAGCTCCTCGAGGGGTATTAGTAACTTGGGTAATTGATAACCAAGTAAAAGAAAATTTAATACAAGAACACTTTGACGATAAAGATACTACATTATTAGGAGACAAATCTATGATTAACTAATAACCCCTAAAATGTATGCCCCAACTTACGTCTGACAGGCGTCCCGATATTGATAATGTCGTAGAGATGTCAAAACCTAAGGAATTAGGTCTTATACCAGCTTGGTCCCATTCAACCCTTAAAACTTTTGAGGCTTGTGCTTATCGAAGTTACATAGCTAAAGTAAAAAGAATTAGTGAAGACTACGGTCCTGCTGCAAAACGTGGTAGCGAAATACACGATCAAGCTGAAAAATATGTAGATGGACGTTTACCAGAGTTTCCAGATACTTTAAGTAAATTTACATCACAATTTGAACGTTTGAAAAATCTGTATGACGAAGGTAAAGCAGAACTCGAAGGCGAATGGGGTTTTACTATAGAATGGGAAGCCTGTCATTGGATGGCAAAAGATGTATGGGCTCGTATCAAATTAGATGCAATCGTACATGAAGATAAGACCAGCGCACGTGTAATAGATTACAAAACTGGTAGACAGTTTGGTAATGAAATTGCACATGGGCAACAAGCTTTAACATATGCAATTGGTTCGTTTTTACGTTATCCAGATCTGCAACATGTACAAACTGAGCTCTGGTATCTAGACCATGGTACTGTAACTGAACAGTCCTATACTAGAGATCAAGCTCTTTTATTTTTACCAAAACTTCATGAGCGAGCTTTGGTTATGACAACAGCAGAAAAATTTCCACCTAATCCAAGTACATCCAGTTGTAAGTGGTGTTCTTATAAAAATGGTGAAGACCCTGCTTGTCAATGGGGTATGAAGTAGGTATAATCCTTTTCGTACAAAATAACAAATAACAAATAACAAATACAGCTATGATGGAGAAAACAATTAGTGCTTATGCACATCAGGAAGAAACCACAAAATTTCTAACTAACAACTCACGTTGTCTAATTACTTCCGATCCCGGAACAGGAAAAACAAGGTCAGTACTCGATGCACATGTACAATGGGGCGGACGAACTCTTGTTTTAGCACCGTTATCTATTCTGGAAGCAGCATGGGTTGACGACATAAAAAAGTTTCAACCTGATATTAAATACGGTGTTGCCTACGCTAAGAATAGACAAAAAGTATTTGAAGATACGTCGCTTGATATGGTTATCACTAACTTTGAAGCGGTCAATTTCTTAGTTAAAAATCAACAGTTATTAACAAACTTTAAAAACTTAGTAATTGATGAATTTACTGCTTTCAAAAATAAAGACGCTAAACGTTCCAAGAACATTAAAAAGTTATCAGAAGTATTCGAGCGAAGGGTCGGTATGTCTGGAACTCCTAATACTAATAGCATTCTTGATCTTTGGCATCCAGTCAATCTAATAGATGACGGAGAACATTTAGGTTCGCGATTTTATTCGTATCGTCATCAAGTCTGTACGCCACAGTTTAATGGCTTTGCTAACGTGTGGACAGACAAACCCGGCATCGAAGAAGTAATAGCTAACCAATTAAAAGACATTACCATACGACACGCGCTAGAAGATTGTATTGATTTACCTGACAATATAGTCCGAACTGTATATACAACACTTTCCCCGCAGGTAACTAAAATGTACAAAACACTTGCTGAAGAGTCAGTATTGTATACAAAACAAGGGACTATCAATGCAGTCAATGCAGGTGCTCGAGTCAAAAAACTATTACAACTTGTTAGTGGTGGTGTATATGACGAAAATGGTCTTACTCAGTATTTTCACCAAGATAGGTATGAACTTGTTATGGATCTAGTAGATGTACGTAAACATTCCCTTGTAGCATTCAATTGGAAACACGAACGTAATGCACTTATAGAACTCGCAGAAAAACGCGGGTATACATACGAAGTGATCGACGGTTCTGTACCTGCACAAAAACGGCCTGAAATTGTACAACGCTTTCAATCCGGACAAATACAAGTATTGTTTGCACATCCCCAGTCAGCAGGTCATGGTCTTACACTTACCAAAGCTAATACAATTATCTGGTGCTCACCTACATACAATGCTGAACATTTTCAACAGTTCAACAGACGTATACATCGTTCTGGTCAAACTCAAAAAACTGAAACTATACTTATATCAGCCAGAAATACATGGGAATCAGAGGTGTATAAAAAACTAAACGGTAAACTAAATCGTATGGAAAGTTTACTTAACGTGCTTACAGAATTACATAAGGTATAATATGAAAATGTCGGATGCAAAAAAGACTTTACAATTAGGACAACTTCCTAAAAAAGAATTAAAACAATTAACTAATACAGATAATACTGTATTAGCTACAGCTTTAATATATTCAATATCTGAACTTATTGTGTCTAGTTATTTAGATGAAAATATAGAACCAGATATTAAAGAAATTGTAAAAGAAGCAGCACAATTTGCTGTTGAACTTACTAAAGGAGTCAATATTGTATATGATGATTTACATATTGATCTAACAGAAAATCAAATCATACACTAGGAGGTGTTATGGAAACTCAACCAAAAGTCACACTCGATGACAAAATGAACATGCTTACAAACACACGTACAAAGCTTAAGGTTCTTCTCGAACAAGAGAAAGAACTAAAGCAAGTACAGAATGCTTTGGAAGCAGAAATCGCTGCCGATATGGAAAGTCAAGGACTTACTCAAACCGGTAACGATGCGTGTACTATTTCTCTTAAAACGGAAACAGTACCAACTGTAGAAGACTGGGACGCTCTACATCAACATATAACTGACACAGGTCGGTTTGAGTTGTTGCAGAAACGTATGTCAGCTACAGCTTATAGGGAACTTATCGCTATGGAACCTTCGGTTCCGGGCGTACGTTCCACGGAGCTTACTAAGGTTAATTTCCGTAGTAAGTAATTTAAACAAGAAAAACGAAAGGTGAACAATGAGCGAAACAGCTATATCACTTGTTTCTAACAACGTGCCAGCGCATGTTAAAGAAGCATCAGGGCTTGGTAATGAGAATATCACTGCTGAGCATTTACAAACCCCCAGAGTAAAGTTACTCCAACAAATGAACAGTGAAGTGGATTCTAATCACGACGCGTACATTGAAGGTGCTAAACCGGGTCACTTTATAAATAGCATTGATAGCACAAACTACGGCACAGAGCTGTACGTTATTAATGTACATTTTAAAGAAGACTTTGTACTTTGGAAAAAAAGAGACGCAGGAGGAGGGTTAATTGGGACTTATGCTAGTCAACAAGCAGCCCTTGACCACCTTGCAAAAGAAGGATTGAAAGCTGAAGATCATGAGATTATGCAGACTCAATCACATCTATTACTTCGTAAAGATCCAGAAACAGGTGAGTTAGATAAAACTCCGTTTCTTATGGATTTTGCTTCGTCTAAATTAAGAGTTTCACGAGAGTGGAACACTCAGATTGGACAGCTAGGAGGCGATAGGTTCAGTGCATTGTGGAAACTAAGTTCTCTACAAACACAAAATAGAGCTGCACAAAAGTTTTATAACTTAAATGCAGAAAACCAAGGTTGGGTAACCGAAGAAGATTATGAGTATGCCAAGGAGGTATACACTAAACTTAACTTAGGTCCAACCAACTCCTAAAAGTGATGTACATACGGCGACAAGATGCGTCGTCGTATGTGCTACAATACACTACATCCGGTTCAGATCCGGAGTAATGTATGCAAGAACGTCACTTTATAAATAAAGTACACAAAAAACTTCCCTCCACTATTTACAAATGGAAAATCAATGACGCCTACCATGGCGGTGTGCCAGATTGTTTCTACTCAGGCAATAGCGGCCTCTGTTTTGTAGAGTATAAATATAAAAAAGAATTACCTAAAAGAGATGGAACATCTATTGGTTTTAATTTAACACCCCAACAATGCGCATGGCTTAAAGATCGTAAGAACGAAGGTGTGCCAACGTTTGCAGTTCTTGGTGTAAGTAATTTACTTGTCTGCACACAAGATTTTGATAATGTAAATAATATTACTAAATCGCAGTTCATAAAAAAAGCCATAAATATCTCAGAATTTGTAGCCAAATTAGAGGATTTATGTGTAAAATAACACTCATGAGTGGTAAAAACCTCTCTAGTTTAACAGGAGAGTGTAATAGCTTAGCTGACTCACCTTGTATTGGGTGGTGTACAGTGCGCCAGTTTGGGGATAAGAGGTGTAAAGGTTGTGGACGATATGACTTTGAAGCCGATTCAACCTTCTGGTTTAATGCGGATGAATTAGTAAGAAAACTTATTAATTTACGTAATGCTGCTGCGGGTTATCAAATAAAACAACTTCGCGGTAAAGCCCGTCCTGTGCCTAAAGCTGTTGCAAATAGACCTACAAAAGAAGACCCTTCAACACAGTATTAGTATGGGAAGAAACTACAAACAAGAATACGAAAGATACCATAAATCTAAAGAACAAAAAGAAAGACGTGCTGCACGTAATACCGTACGTAGAAAAGCCTTAAAAGAAGGAAGAGTTACAAAAGGAAGTGGTTTTGATATACACCACAAGGATGGCAATCCAAAAAACAGCCACCCGTCAAACTTAGTAGTTCAACATAAAAGTCAAAATAGGTCTTTTGCTAGGGATAAAAACGGAAGAAAAGCTTAATAGCCTTTCATTCTCATACGTTTAGGCTTACTATTTATTTTCTTTTTCTTTTTACCTTTAGTAACGTTTTTTCTCTTACTATATGCGCCATATCCAGCCATATTAATACTCCGTTTTAGTGTTTTTAAATTTACGATGTGAGTTAGTGTCAACAAATATAGATTGTTTTTCACCGGGTACAGAGCCGTCGTGATTCGGAACTGTAGAATACTTCTTAGTGCACAAGTCTTTGTATGTGTGTGGTTCTTTATGATTTAAAGGTTTATTTATCATATCTCTATTTTACACAAACACACGATCTAGATCCATGTGTTTGTAATACATTAACATTTCCAACGTCTACGTGCTTGTCTTATTCTAGAATTAGGATCATTTCTAGTTTTAGCTGAACTTCTTTTCAATTGCCCCAATGATCTAGCACAATAAGACTTACGTCTTTTAGCTGCTTTGCTACCTTTCTTAACTTTACCAGTAACTGCTGTTTTTAGTTTAGATCCAGGGTTAGCTTTACGATAAGCACGTACCCCTTTAGCTGTCATACCAGCACCAGATTTAGTAGGCCTATAGTTAGCTCCTTTACCTTTAGTAGTTTTTCTAATACTTTTACTTCTTTTTCTTTGTGGCACGTCTTTTCCTTTTTGTTATAGTTCTTACATTAGTAGGCTTGCCTCCTGGATTTCCTGCTCTACGCTTACGAGATACCGCGCTGCGTCTTTGTGCAGCAGTCATACTACGGGCCTTGGACCGTGGTACGCATTTCGGGTATGCACGTTTGCTTTTCTTAGCCGATTTACGACCGCAAGCTTGGTATTTACCCTTCTTCTTAGGTGCACCAATATCCACCCAATCGCCTTTCTTACCTTTACCAAACCAAGCTGTTAAGCCTCCTTTGGGTTTCGTGTTAGCCATTACCTGTAACCACCACCACGTTTCTTGTACGTACGAACTAACCAACCGTTAGCATAAGCACTAGGATATACTTTAAATTTACGTTTAGCTTCAGCTTTTACTCTAGCGTATAACGCTGGGTTAGTTGGCTTAGCACCACTTTTCTTTTTAGTTGTCTTTCTTTTCTTTGCTGGCATTATGCACCTACCTGTTTTTGCGCCTTCTTGTGCGCTTGTCTAAATGTATCACCCATAAGTATTCTACGTTTCATATACTTCATATGTTTTGCCGTATGATGTTTAGAATGACGCTTCATAGCTCCTTCTTGACGTTTAGTCAACTTTTGTTTTTTGACTCTCATAGAAGTCTTTTTTCTAGTTCTGGGCATTTTTCAACATCTCAGCTAGCTTATTTATGTCCATTGTAGGCTCAGGAGTTGGATCATTAGCACTGTTTGCAGTTCCTTGAGGCACTAATCTGCGCTCATTCACTGGTGTTGTGCCTGCCATACCCGGACCCATTTCTTTCATTTTTCTAGTAGCCATAGCTTATTTTACCTCATTATTATCGTCTTTCAAAAAAGACCTTAATTTTTGTGCTTTCTCCTCAGCTGTATCAGCATGTAACTCTGAGTCTACAATCTTTTCTAGCTTTAATGCATCAATTTTTTGGTTTGATATATAACGCCACGTGTAACCGTCATCGTTGTACACCCCAAATACTGTTTGTGAAAACCCTACTTTTATAATAAGTGCGGTATCACCATCTAAAATTACCTTATCACCTTCTTTAAATGACGACGTCAAACGGAAAGTAGCGCCTTTCACAAAGCCTACCGCCCAATCTTTTACAGCTAAACCTACTAACAGGGTTAGTACAAACCCTATAAATTCAATATAAAAATCGTTTAACGTAATCTCAAACATAGTCATATCATACATATTCTAATGTAGTATTCTCCATAAGATATTCAAATAACACCCTAAAATCTTCTTTTTTAAGAAACGGCACATTGTTTCTCATATGCAGTTTCCGATACTCAGTATACGCTATTTCTAATTGTTCTTCTGTGTACAAAATCATGATGGTTTTGTAGGCCAAGTAACATTAGTAATATCATCATCATTATCATAGTTACTTGGTAAGTTTCTTAATTGTGTTCTATAAGTAGCCCATTCTGCTTTCTTGCTATCTGACAAAGGCGAATCAGGCATTTGTGTATAATCGGATTCTAACAAAAGTCTATCTCTTTCTTCTCTTAACATATCAAGAGTGGGACGTGTTGGTATCGCAGGTGGCACATTAACTACCTTGCCATCAATTACTTTGTCAAAAGGACGTGGACTTATATCATGCACTAAAGTGTGATCACCATTAGCAGAGGCCTCTCTTTGTACCTCTATTTTTGTTGCTTCATCCACAACATCGCTTGTTATAATTTCTCCATTAGAATTGTAAGTAATTAAAATTTCCATATCTATTTAAATAACGCTACTACTAAAATGTCAGCTTCCGCACTTCCACCAGGACTACTTGTACCATAAACAAAAACATCGTGCATGAAACAAAAAACTTTAAAAGTGTAATATTTACCTGATGTTGTACTTTTTGCAAAGGATAGGTTTTTATTAGCAACAGCAACACCCCTTGTGTTGACTTGTTTATAATGATTAAAAAATTGTCCATACGAAGAATCCGTTACAGCAGGAGCATTATTAGAAGCAGAATGTTCTGCAACACCACCTACAATTGCACAAGAGGCGTGGTTCCCATCTGCACCAAAAAATCTTCCTGTCATCCTTGCATTTAACACAATACTAGAAGTGGGTACAAGTACTGTAACCGACGCAAGTTCAGTCAAAGTATTAGGAAGACTACCAGAGTTATAAGTAGATGTACCGTCTCTATGAAAAGGTGTGGCTGCACCAAAAGTTGCATCAAACATTAAACTTTGATTAAAACTCACGCCATAAGAAACCCCTGTCATTGCAGAACTTGAATTACCCACTGAGGTTGAAATGTCAGAACCTATTGCACCTAAACTATTACCTGTAGCTTTGTCAAAAACTACTAAAGAACCACTTTGTATTCTATCTACGTCTAACTCACCTGTAGTAATTTTTGCTGCACTTAAAGTACTTACTTTTGCGTCAGTTATTGCAGCATTAGCTATTTTGGCATTAGTTATAGCTGCGTCAGCAATAACACCAGAAGCTGCAGTAATAGTACCGGTAGCTATTTGTGCTGCAGTCAAAGCACCAGTAGTAATAAAGTCAGTAACATTTGAATTTGAAATTTTAGAAGTAGTTACATTAATACCATTAGTAAACTGACCAAGAATATTAGAAGTAGATACATGCCTAACCCAATAATAAAAATCTGAATCTACATCTACGGTATCTGCATACACTTGAGCTCGAGTAGTATCAATACGAGTAGCACTACCGATGTTATTACTTGTATGACGCCATACTTCAGTAAAAGCAAAATTACCAAATTGTGCTAAATCCCAAGAAAGAATAATTTTTTGAAACGCACCAGCGCCTGAAAATCCAGTAACATCTGGTGGTATTGTGACATCAACTCTTTCTGTAGGTATAAAAGTATTTTCTGGTGTGCCCGCATTTGGATCAAAAGGGTTCTCTTTAAAATTTTCTGCTAGTCCGGAATCAATAAGCTCTCGTACTGTTATAGCTCTATCCTTCGGGTCTCCAAGTGTGCCTAAACGTACCTTTAATGCTTCGTCAATAGCACTTAAATACGTTTTTAACTGTGGGTCAGTATTAGACGGAATAGGTGGTATCGAGGGTAGTTTAGTTTTACCAGTAGCCATTAGATAGCCCTTAGTTCATCTATTGACTCTCCAATACATACTTCATTTATAGTATGCGCACCTGATACTTCTACTTCATATACTTTATGCACCCCAGTAGGTAATCTTAAAATTGGTTCCATAATTGTTGTTGCACTAAAAGAGGTAGGAGCAGAACCTGCTGCACTAAACACGGATCCAGAGGCTGTAATTGTAGCGTCAAATATTTCTGTACCATCACCAAATACTTTTACTGTAATACCAGAACCAGAGTATGCTTCGGCTTCTACTTTTACAAAGTTCATACTAGTAGGTTTAGGTAAGACAAACTGTGAAGTTTTAAATGTTTGTGTAGTATTAGTAGTACTACCTTGAAAAAGTTCTACTTGAGCATTACCACCACCAGAATCATAATCAATGAGGTATAGCTCATTATCATCAGGGTCAGTAAAACCACCCTGTGCATGTCCTGTTGCTAATGAACTAATAGTAGTAAAAGCGTTTTTACCGCCACGTGGGTCAAACATAAAAGCACCATAGGCAGAACCCGTATAATATTGCCCTACATACTTACCTTGCCATAAAAAACCTTTAATTGTAGAGGGGTAGAACTGAGCCTGCCATTGTTTAGGAGTTATCAACCCTTGAGTTAATATTGCAATATCGCTGCCCGAAGCACCTACTAAGCCATCAGGAGAAGCATAAATAGCTAAGTCACCCATATCTACAAGTGACTCTTTATTTAAACAGGCTTGTGCTGCTTCCATACGTACCACGCTCATAGATTGTGGGTCTGTACCTGCGGCTATGTATGGTGTACCTTTAGTAGCAATAAATAGTACTTGCCCCGCCATAGCAATACTAACTATCTCTTCTTCGAGTGTTATACGATAGGCTACTGGCCAAGCATGTGGTAAAAATGGTTCTGAAAAACAAATTCTTTTACCACTAAACCCAGCAAAAATACCATTTGCCATAGCAGTTAAACCTAACATTTGACCATTAGGATAGGTGCTACTATCATCATCTGGTGGTGCTATATGAAAAGTAGAAGGAATTATCTCAGCCAAAGCGTCGTTGTTTAGGTTATCGGTTGTACTTGCTGTAGCTAAAGATACTTCTTTTACAAATTGAAAATTAGTAGTGTTAGAACCAGTATTAGAACGATAGATACGTTTATTAGCTAAATTAGTATTGCTCTTAGAAGTAGCAGTATCCATACCCGCAACAGTTACGGTTTGTCCATCCACTTTTGTTAGTACCGTAGATGCCGGTGATGGTGGGCCTTCTTCACCAAATGCAGATACAAAGGTATATACATAAGAGGTGCTGTATTGCGTTTGTGTGCCATCATCACTACCGGAAGTTATACTTGTACTTGCCGCGTTAGCTGGCGCAGGTATGCCTAATCTAAAAAAACTTCTTGGATATGCACCAGAACCAGAAGCAAGTAGTTGTGTAGAACTACCCATTTGTGGAAACCCAGCACCACTCCAATACAAACGATCAAAAGCATCATCTGCTATGGGGCCCGGTTGTACATTAACTGCATTAGTAAACTCTAAATTATAAACAGCACCACCAAATTCGTACCTATATAAACCAGCTCTAGCTTGTGCATTTAAGGTGGCTACTGTGCTGTTGCTAGTGATTGGTGTCAATACACCACGATCCAGGTCTGTATTGTTTGCAGTTTGGCCTAAGCCTTCACCTAATAATCTAGGTGAAACTTGTGGTGCAATACCACTAAAATTTATTAGCTTAAAATAAGCCATATACTAGTCGTCTCCTCTAGCTACTTTCTTTTGTTTTTCAAAAGTTCTAAGGCCTGCCATTCCGAGCATAGCCATAAGTATGGTAGATAATTGAGTAAAATCGAACTCTGGCATATCTACTTGTACACCAGCTAGCGCAGCAATCCACTCACCAACAGGTAGGATTATAAAATGTACCATCATTGCGACTGAGCAACCCCAACCTACAGACGGACGCCAACCAGCAACAAACCAGTTTTTACTGGCTGCTTCTATCTTATTTACTTCAATCTGTGAAAGATTAGCTGTTTGTAATTGTGTCTTGAGTTCATGCTCAAGTTTCATTTTTAGGTTTTTGTCAGCAACAAATTTATTTAATATGTTACCTGCTATACCTACTACTGAGTTTGTTATTGGATCCGCCATAAATACCTCCTATGTGCGTAAAAAATATACTAATAATCCTATTCCTGCGGCTACAACAATCCACATAAATCTCTCTATGAATCGTCCTGTATTAGAATTGACATCAGATTGTGATTCTACGTCTTCTAAACGTTGTTCTATCTTATCCATTCTAATAAAAAACCTATCGTTCTGCCTTAATACGGTAGCTACTCGTTCTTCAATACGAGCAATAGACACGACTGCATCCGCTAGTCGGTCTAATTTTTCTTCTATCTTTTCTAGTCTTTGATCTTGCGAATCACTCATAACTCCAAACCCAAGGCCTTGGTCTGGTGCTAGTAGCTTCTAAAGTATCTAGATGTATAAATCTAGAGTCGCCATGTTGTTTCACACCAAGCCCGGTTATACCATGTTGTAACGCTACTTCTATACACCTTAAGGCGTCCGCGCCTCGTATAAGTATGTCTACAGCCTTGCCACTTGCGTGGGCTCCTGGTTGTGATTTTCTTGCTTCTATAGGATGCGTTGGATCTCTATAGGCACTTGTTATTATAAACGGAATTCCTACTTCTTCACGTATTTTTTCAAGAGTTTCCAT